TCGCTGATGCTCTGGATATGCGGATTAAAGTTTTGAATGAGCTTTACGCAGAGACAGGTCAAATTGGGTACATTGGCCGGATGGAATCAGATGGGCAGCCGGTAATGGCTGAAGCATTTGCCCGCGTAACGCTGGCATAAGGGAGATAAAAAAATGAATTTTCAAACAGATGAAGAAGTCAGGGAATGCCTGGCAGCAATCACGGCTGCAAGCAGCACTGACAGCAACACAGACATCATTGACATGAGCGGGTACACCGGGGCCACATTTATTGTGCCCATTACAGACTCAGTAGATACTGGGGTGGCCACCATGACAATCGAACAAAGCACTGCCAATGCAGATGGAGCTATGGCGGCGCTTTCGGGGGCCACAGCCACAGCAACCAGCGCGGCTGATGGCGACCTGAATAATACTCTTTTGATGATCACTATTGACCATCCTAAAGAGAGATATATTCAAGCTGTTCTCACCTCTGCCATTGCCAATATTGCCTATGGAAACACCATTGTGATTCTGCATGGCGCTACACATCTGCCAGTGTCTGAACACGCATCAATTCAGGCCGGAACTTTTGTGATTTCACCGGCTGAAGCATAAACCGTTTCTTAAATGAATACTCCGGGGGAGCGATCTCCCGGGGGCAACCAACGGAGAATTAAAAAATGAGTAATTACCAACCAAAATGCTACCGAACAGAAGGTGGAGACAAAACAGTAATAGCATCCGGCGGCACCCTTGCCATGGAACCCGGTTCTTTCATCCAATTTGCAAACCCCACCGGCGCATCAGATTATTTTGTTGATGGCAATGTATCCACAACCGGATCAGGGACTATTGATTCCCCATACAAAACCATTGCCGAGGCCATTGCAGCAAGCGATATCAGTATTGCGCTTACAGCAAACAGATGGTGGGCCAGGAGAAATAGAATTTTTGTCATGGGTGATACTTTGACCGAAACCCTGGTCAAATTCCCCACAAAGTGCGACGTGATCGGCCTTGGATCTTATGATGCCAACACCCAGCCCGGCATTGTCGGACACCATGCCCCTGTTGGCGAATCCTACGGAACCCGTTTTTTCAATATCAAGTTTAACGGCGTAGCCACGGCAACCCCGGTCTTTACCCTCACCAGCGAAACGTCCGGTCTGCAACTCCAGAGCTGCACCCTTGACGGAAACGCCGGAACAATGACCATCGGGGTTCAGGCCACGGCAAGCCCCTTCCTTGTTATCAACGACTGTGATTTTGTCGGAACTTTCGTGACTTCATACCTCACTTTTGGCACCGGCCAGGCGGGAAGAACGAGAATCACAAACAACCGGATGCTCGGCACAGCGGCCAAGGGTATTGTGGCAGGTTCTGGTATGACATCATCCTGGACCCCATTAATTGACGGTAATATTGTTCATGCAACTGGGTTAACTATTGATGACGATGCGGATAAGTTCTCCTGCGTTAATAACCGCCTGATCACATCAGCCGACATTGCCACCACCACAGCCGGGTATGATTTTAATTTGGCATTGGCGTGTGGGAATATCTTGACAGGCCTGAATGGTGTGGCAGCGACGGTTCCGTTTGCCGTAACTGCGGAATAAGGGGGTAAACCATGGCTGATGCCATAGTGGTAAAAAAAGAAGAATCCGCATCATGGGTGAAAAAAGTAAAGTTCGCCATCACCAGCGCCACCGATGGCTCAGTCACCGCCACCACCGCCGAAAGCTACACCGGCGAAGTTCTCCGGCTTGTTGTTGATCCAAACACCGGAGCCGACCAGCCCACTAACGCCTTTGATGTGGCTATCAATGACGAGGATGGTTATGATATTCTGGCCGGGCAAGGCACCGACCTAAGCAACGCAGCCACCACAACGGTGGTTGCAAGTATGGGGTGTGTGGCAAATGACGTTTTGGCACTGGCAGTGACCAATATGGGCGCAGTAAAAAAAGCAGACGTAATTCTTTATCTGAGGTGATATGAGATTCCAAATAAAAACCCAGCCATCTGAGGAGCCTATTACCACTGCGGAAGCGAAGATCCACCTCCACATGGATGCAGACCAGACAGCAGAGGACACCCTTCTGACCAGCCTGATAACTGCGGCCAGATCCTACGTTGAACAATACACGGGTCGAGCGCTGGTGACTCAAACTTGGTATGGGTATCTGGATCAGTTCCCCGGGAATGATTATATCAATATCCCATTTGGAAACCTTGACTCCGTAACATCTGTAAAAACAATAGATTCAGCGGGAGACGAAATCACTTTGACGGTCACGACGCAATACCTTGTTGACTCAGATTCTGAGCCCGGGCGGGTAGTCCTCCCCTATTCGGTTTCGTGGCCGTCCATTACTCCATACCCAGTCAACCCCATTGTGATTGAGTTTGTTTGTGGATACGGCCTTGCAGTGGCGGTGCCAGATGGGTTAAAATCAGCCATTAAATTAATCGTTGGGGATTTATACGAACACCGGGAAGCGCAAATTGAGACCGGGAGTTTTCAGGTTAATGAAACGGTGCAAAACCTAATGTTCCCTTACCGTTTATGGGATAATTATTGATGAAATCCGGTGATCTAAAAAAAGTTATTTCAATTCAGGAACAAAAAATCGTTTCAGATGGCATGGGAGGCGAAACCGTAACCTGGGTGGATCATATCACCGGCACAGCCACAACCGCACCGATATGGGCCGCAATCTGGGCCGTGTCCGCCAAACAGCAGATTGAAGGGATGCAAGAACAAGGCACCATAACTCACCGGATCAGAATACGATATAGAACTGGGGTTGATGCGGGAATGAGGGTAAAATACGGAGCCAAGATTTTCAATATTACATCCCCACCGATTAACCCGGGGACTGAAAATAAAATGCTTGAGATATTGGTCAAGGAGGTAATCTGATGTTTTTAAGTATCCGCCATGCGCCCTTAATGAGAGAAGCTATCGCCCATACTGTTTTTAGTAAGGACACAGGCGAAGAAATTCCCCGTGTCGTTTGGGCCAACGATGAAACCGGAAGATATCGGCAGCACTTATTAAATGCCGATGGATTGCATTACACCGATGGTAAAGGGAACGCAGCATCAAAAATTTTTACCGGGAATATTGAGTTGAGGCGGGTGTCTTGAAAAACCTATCAACAGCAATTTATACCCTCACCTCCGCGTCTGGAGCATTTTGGACATCTATAGGTGGGCGGTTTTACAAGGCCGTTGCGCCATCTGGAGCCGTCTATCCATACGTTGTTTACAGCATGATTTATGATAACAACGAAGGAACTTTTCAGGAAGATATTGAGGATTGCCTGTTTCAGTTCTCCATTTTTTCCTCAGATAATTCCAGCCTTGAAGTTGAAAATCTCTACACAGCAATGAAAGCAGTTTTTGATAAGTGTCAACTTTCCATCACCGGGAACACAGCGCTCCATATGCTTAGAAATTCGGCAACGCTGATCCAGGATGAACTTGAGAATCCCAATGGAACCGGGTGGGTATGGCATTATGCCGTTGACTATAATATTATGATGCAGAAGAATTAAGCGGGAGGCTTAAAATTATGGAAAAATATTTGATTAGAAATGAAATCGATTGGGAGCGTAGAAAAACCGAGATAAAAAGTAAAGATGTTTATGATCCTGGTCAATTGGAACCAAAAAGTTTTCCCGTAATTGTTATCATAGCATATGCGGGGGCAGGCTGGTACGAGATAGACTTTTGTTATCCAGGCGACTTTAGAGAAGAGGATTTGCCATGATATCGATTATTATAATATTATGATGCAGAAGGATTAAGCGGGAGGCTTAAAATGACAAGGTTAGAAATATTCGCTGTAGCAATTATAGGTGGGATGGTCGCATGGTGCTTTATAAGAACAATATACGAGATGATACGCCCATGATAAGTATAATTATACCAATTTACAATCAACATTCAATGACCGAACAATGTATCGAGTCAATTAAGGCCAATACAGAAGATTATGAATTAATCATTGTGGATAACGGGTCATATCCGGCAATTACGACATCGTATGGATTCCCCGCCATAGAGCGCGACGAAAAATTTGGACAAGTAAGCATTTTACCCGGGGACCCGGCATGTTTGACAATCAGAAATAAAGAAAACCTTGGTTTCTCGGTAGCAGTGAACCAAGGTATCCGGGCATCACACGGGGATATAATCTGTCTGCTAAACAACGACACCGTTGTGACTCCAGGATGGGCCGATGGGCTTAAGAGACGCCTTGACGAATATTCCATTGTCGGGCCTATGACAAACTATGTGGCAGGCGCACAAAAAGCGATCACCACCACATACGATGACAATGCCGGGTTAAACTATGCCGCAAAAGAATGGTCTGGGTCGCACCAGGGCGCTACACAAGAAGTTAATTTCGTGATAGGGTTCTGCATGATGTTTCCCCGGGCTCTTTATAATGAAATCGGAGAGTTTGACGAGTCAATGTGGCCATGTTCCGGCGAAGAAATTGACTTTTGCTTCAAAGCCAGGAAAGCGGGCCACAGGGTGGGGATAGCTAAGGACGTTTACATTCACCATTATGGTTCTCAAACTTTTGAGGACATGCAGGCGGCCGGAACTCTGGATTATAAAGACACCTGCAACAAATGCAATACTCATCTTGCCGAAAAATGGGGAGATGGATTCTGGCAACGGCAAGAACATGTTCAAGTCGAATCAGATATCAGGTTGAACCTGGGGTGCGGTGCATGCGGGTTGAAAAATTTCATCAATATCGATCAGTTTGAGAATGTAAAGCCGGATATGGTATGTGACGCAATGAGTCTGCCATATGACCCAGGGACAATATCAGAGATTTAT